ATGTGTGGACGTTTTGCACAAGCCCAAACCCGTGAAGAGTACCTGGCTTATTTGGCTGAAGAGGCCGAGCGCGACATTGCATACGATCCTGAGCCAATTGGGCGTTACAACGTGGCACCTGGGACTAAAGTTTTGCTCCTGAGCGAACGTGATGAGCAACTGCATCTCGATCCCGTTCACTGGGGTTACGCACCAGGGTGGTGGGATAAACCACCGCTGATTAATGCCCGGGTTGAGACCGCAGCCAGCAGCAGAATGTTTAAACCTCTGTGGCAGCACGGTCGGGCGATCTGCTTTGCCGATGGTTGGTTTGAATGGAAGCGCGAAGGAGACAAGAAGCAGCCCTATTTCATTCATCGTGCTGATGGCCAGCCAATATTCATGGCAGCGATCGGCAGCGTGCCTTTTGAGCGCGGCGACGAAGCCGAAGGGTTTTTGATAGTGACCGCTGCGGCCGATCAGGGGTTGGTCGATATTCACGACCGCCGGCCGCTGGTCATGATGCCGGAAGCAGCACGCGAATGGATGCGCCTGGATATAGGCGGGAAGGAAGCCGAAGAGATAGCCACCGACGGAGCAGTGCCCGCCGACAAGTTTATCTGGCACGCCGTGACGCGCGCCGTGGGTAATGTTAAAAATCAGGGGCCAGAATTAATTGAGGCTATCGAGCCCCCAATAAATACGTAATGTCCGCAATGTGCTGTGAGTTCAAGTGATGGACGCAACACACTTATTGAACCGTTCTGCGGGTGATTCATAGTCTAGCGTTTTTCTCGGCCTTTCGTTGAGCAGTCTGGCAACACTGTTAAGTCTTTGCTGGCTGTGAACCGATAAGTCAGTTCCTTTTGGAAAATACTATCTGAGCAATCTGTTCGTATTTTCATTTGAGCCACGTTGCCAGGGAGATTGAGGATCACAAAAATAAATCTGAATGTCTGTCGCTATAGTAAATCGTGTGTGGCTGGTCATTTCAGCGCCACGATCCCAAGTTAATGTTTTATAAAGCTCAGCAGGTAATTCCCGGGCTTGTCTGATGAGTGCAGATATAACCGTTATGGTCTTGTTGTCTCTGATCTTCGCCAGCATAACAAAACGGGAATGACGTTCTACGAGGGTGATGATATAGGAGTTTTTCGAGCCCTGAATCAAGTCACCTTCCCTGTGACCTGGAATGGCCCTGTCAGCGGCCTCAGGTGGCCTTTCGCTGATAGGTATCGTGTGCGGGATTGACCCTAATCCTTTCCCTTTAAGCGATGACGTTCTGGATCTACGCACTGCTCTTCCGCTTCTGAGGCATTGCTGCAGCTGTTTTTTAATGCGCCCCGGGTTTGTATAAAAAGCGTTTTATAAATTGTTTCGTGTGACACATGCATTTCCTGATTATCCGGATAACAGCGTTTCAGCCAACCGGCGATCTGTTCCGGCGACCAGTCCTGATACATCTTCTCTGCAATGATTTTACACAATGCGGGGCTTTCAATTAGCTTGCAAGGTTTTGGTCTCAGCGCATTTTCCCACGCAGTAGTATCGGTTTTTGCTGCACAGTATTGTTTTGCACCACCGTGCCTCCTGACCTCGCGGCTAATCGTTGAGGGCGCTCTTGATAATTTGGCGGCAATGTCCCTGATACTGAGTTTTGCTACCAGCCCTCTGGATATCTCTTCTCTTTCATCAAGCGAAAGCGCTAATCGGTGCCGTTTTCGCACGGGAGGACGGTAGCCGCCTGTCTGGTGGATAGTGGGCATAATGGAAGAATGATATCTGTCGAACATTCTGGCGATATCATGTAGAGAATCACCTTGCTTATATCTGTCCCAGATAATTGCCTTCTGCTCTGGCGTATAGTTAATCCGAGTTCTTCGTTTCATAGCAACGTCCCCCTTGATTAAGGATAGCGTTGCATCGACCCATTGAACTCACAGCCAGGAGCGGACGTTCGTCAGAATTGTGCTTTAAATTACTCAGATAAAATCGACAAATTTTTTTGTACTCGATGGTTATCAACAGCTCTGCCAGAAGTTCATCTAACTATTCCAGTTTTTCCGCTGGCATGTATTCCACCTACTGTTTTTCATTTTCGACGTGGCCTACTATAGCGAGGTTGATTAGTTCCCTGCCGGCTTGCGTCATTCTGACCAGCATGCTACGCACATCGTCTGGGTTAGGTTCACGCATTATGAGGCCACGTGCTTCCAGGATTTTAAGGCAATGCGTCGGAGTTCGCCACCGGCGAACGGTGACAGCGCGGGGGCAGTCAGGCCACATGATGCGATGGTCTTTGAACTTGAGCGAGGATGGAAGCCCGACAGGGGCGAGACTCAACGCGGCTCGATGCGCAGCACGACAGCCGTTTCAGGGGCGAAGCTCCTGAACGCTTCATAGTGAGGATTTTACTATGCGAATATTATACTGAATAAGTTGTATGTCGGTCTATACTTTCATAGGCCAAAATCGGTAAATTCATCAATTGGTAGGAATATGTTATGAAAACTATCTCTGCTTTTTGTCTGTCTTTAATTGCCATTAATGCTTATTCAGAACCAGTTCCACTCCAGGAATTAGATGCCGCACTTCAACAACTCCTGGATGAGGATCAGCGCGCATTTTATGGAATGCCTGCCAACTACCCTGTACCCAAGCCATACCCTAAGCGAAAGCCGCTTTCATCTACCTCGAATTTATCTTTATCTAAAGGCAGCCAACTCTCTCTAAGGTCATACCCTCGCAATGGTAATGCTGAATTATTTAGGTCTAAATTGCAGTACCCTAAACCCCTCAGTGTTGCTACAACTCCGTTTGGGCCTCCTTGGGTATTTGTCAAAAATATCACATTGATTCCATTAAAAATAAATTATGCCTCTCCTGGTGACTCTGCTATTCCAGACTCAATATACAGGTCAAAAATTCAAGGTTTTAATTGCACTCAACAAGCACAAACAATAAAAGGAAAAATAACTAACTCTTATAAAATTACACGCAACGCTGTAGTTAATTCAAATATAAAATCTGACTCAAAATTTGCTCTCGGATTTCCTATAGGAAACACCGGGGCAACCATTGGCTTTGATAAAACCTTTAGTGTTGGCATAGGCGAAAGTGTCACTACTAATGATGAGCGTTTAGCCACTGATGAAGATGAGATAAATCAGCAGGTTCCTCCAAACACTAAACGGACTTACAAACTTGAGCGAGTCGTCAAGACAGGGTATTACTACTTTGATGGAACTGTTCTTGCAGACGGCGACCTATCTCCTAACCCCAGCCCTGAAAGCTCCGATCCATTTTGGGGGCTACTAAGCCAAAAGCTCATTAAACCAGAACTCAAAGACCCTCAGAGACGAACTTTCCATGTTTCGGGTTACACCTGGAACGCCAGCGGCGTGGATAAAAATTTTTACTGGGCTGATGAGCCTCTTACTCAAAGTCAATGTGTAGATTTAGTTAAGTCAACTGGGAAGCAAGTTGATTTCATTTCTGTATCAGATAATGATTCGCAGCTAGTAGCCTCACCTTTGTTCAATGGAATGCTGGTCGAAACAGCAAATACTTCTGGCGATATATTTGTACGAGCAAAGTCAAATTCAAATCAAATGTGTAATGTTTCTTTCAGCACACTCGATAAATCAGTCAGTATAAAAGCCCCTTCTAAGGACTGGTCTGCCTGGACTATTTTGACAACCTACACCGGACAGGCTTCATATTCTGTGAATTATACGGTCCCTGATAGCCCGGAATGTTTAACAGCAGTAGAGCCACAAATAAAATATATGCGAAGCATGAACCTTAAGGATTCATCCATATAATTAAGCGTGAGGTTAATAATGTCAAAACCTGGCGATGGCGTAATGAATTTAACCTGCGAACAATGTGACGAAATGTTCCAGGAATGTACCAACGAAGTTCCTCCAGATGCCCCTGCGGGGTATCTCCAATGCCAATTATTGTGGGAAGCCTGTAAAAAGAAGTGCAAGGGAACATCGGCACTCACCGCTGAGGAAGTAGACAGAATTGTTCGTTCAAAAGTAGAGCTACCATAGTAGCCCCTACTTATCATTTGCATGAGGCAACCTCCCGAAGGGTTATTTTGCGCATGCGCAAAATTACGCGTAGCGCAGGGCGTACCCGTCAGGGGCATACCATTTAGCAGGCCCTGTCTTCCTTAACCTTAAAGAAATCCCCGCAAGCGCGGGGATAAGGTCAATCGTCAGGTAGGGGTCAGTTTGGAGATCGGAAATTATTGTACGGCAAGCCGGTGTTTTGAACAGGATTAGCTATAGCAATAGGGTGTACTCCCGCGCTAGGCCTTTACGGATTGAGTAACAGGATCTAATAAGGTGCGTAATTGCATCTGACTTGACTACCCAATTGCATTTTACTTGGCGACCGTTTGAAGATTACTTGACCATCACCAACTTATAGCTCACATCTCATGACGGAGTCCGATCTGAATGGCGGCAGTGTGCCAGGAGCGGACGTTACCAAGTCCTCACTGTGTTAATTATTAGTGAGCAATTTTCACGATTGTTATACCCAGCATCACTCCAAAGATAAATACTTTCTAAAAAATGCAGATAATCTATTTATCTCTGAATATCGCCAACACTTAACTCAGGAAGAACTGTTGGCATTTCATTAAGTGGAATTGAACGAAAATTTATACGATCGATGTAAGACGAATATTCATTGACAATGGATTCACCATGAAATATATAAGCTTGGTCAAGATTATGATTGATTGCTCCGGTATTCATATTTGTTGTGCCTGTAATAACTGTGTTTTCGCCACCTCTGAATAAAGCCAATTTATGATGCAGAGTGTTACCAACGCTTCCAAAATAAAAATTGTTTTCAATAAAAGAAATTGTCACTCGCTCAGGATATTTGTTTTTAATTTTTAAAGCCATGGATATATCATCAGGATTTGCTGTGCCAATTTCCTTTTTTAATATATATGAGTAATACCAATCACTGGATGCAATGAAATGTATTTTTGCACCATTGCCAGCTGAAAAATCAATAATATTAAAAAGTTTTTTATCTTTGAAGTCCATAGAAACAATTGTTATTTCATTTGCATTGCTGGATGCTTTCCTGAAAGCTGAGTAAAAATCTTCTTTGTCAAAAGGAATGAGTAATAGTTGATCTTCTTGCTTAGCGTTTTTTTCTTTACATTCTGAGTAATCATATTTATCGCTCTCTTTATTAAAAAAGTTTAATTTCCTCAGTGTAAGCCAAAGACACCTATGTATATCTCCTTGCTGCGCATTAGTAAAAAACAACCAATCTTCAAGGTTAGCATAAATACCTCGTCCTAGATTTCCGCTGCTAGCTATCTCTTCGGCATATCCCGAACGCCTCTCTATCTTAATTAATTTCAGATGCATTGTATTGATCTTATCTCTAGGGCAATCTTTACTGGTAAAGACATTGCATCCGATTAGTATGAGATGAAGGCGTTCTTTCATGCATGAACTCAGTTCGGCTAGGACAGGTGGACGTATACCGATACCAGATGGTTTTTCACCTGGATTTTGAGTATAAATTGACAGTTCAAAAGGGGATGAACGAAACTGCAAACATATATATTTAGCAATTGACATATCAGAAAGGATATAGTCAGCAATCTCAATATTTTTAATTGGATCACTCTCGCTATTTTTTAAAGAAGTGGCAATTCTTACGCCTACGGTACCACTTAATGAGTCAAATCCAGAAGGATAATCTTTTTGAGTACAAAAAAAACCACCATGAGTTTTATTAATTGATCTTCCACTTTGAGTTTGAACCTCAAACTTATATGAGTAATCCGAACAAACCGGCTCAGTAAAATAGACTTGAATCTCCGAGTTACCACTAGAGAAGCCGGGGAAAAGCAATATGAAAATCAAAAAAAATCTCATGATTTTATGTTATGAATGACTAGGGGAATGGTAGCCTTTACCTTCGTATTCTTTGGTCAAGGAATCCTCGGCATTCCCTCCGACTTGGCCACCACCAGTATGTATACCATCCGAATCATAAGTATCCCAAGGTGTAACATCATGCTCTTCATCATATTCAAACTCAATACGATCACCATTGTCATTAAGTAAAGTTGTCATAGTAATTCCTCCATAAGGATAGATAAAAGTCATATAGGTTAAAAATAATTTTTATGAAAAGGATTGGTTGTGACAATCGTCAAGCTTTCAAAAAAAACTTCGTTAAATATTTCTTAGTTACTTACCTGCCTTGCTGTTAGGAGACCGAATTTAGGCAGTGTTGAAACCAAATTGGCCCTCTTTTGTACAACTGACTCTTAAATTTGGTGTAACAGGGTCATTGCTCATCTCCGTATTAATGCCCGTACTAGCAATCTATATGTTCAGGTATGCACTTCAATCTATTGTTTTTGCTTCACTTCAATCGATGGAAGCGTACCGTCGTCAGTGAGTGTATAAACAGGTAGTTCACCGAGCCCCAACTGTCAGTCCGCATCTCGCTCTAAGCGGACTGTATTAGCAGCATGACCACTACTGTTAATAGTCGAATCATCTAACTTTGAGCAGGTCACAGAACCTCGTAGTATAACGCGGGGATAGCATTTCTCGTTTCATCTGCCAAGCGGTCTGGATCCCCTGCCCTGCAAAATACAGAGTTCCTCTTCCGTCTTTCGCATTGAGATGGTCGAGTACTTTCATGAGCTTTTCACTGTTCTTTCGTGGTGCGTTATCATCGAAGAGGTTAAGCTGCGCTACGCCCTGGCTGTAGAAATCCCCAAGCATCACGCCTGCTTTCTGATAGCGATGTCCGTCTCGCCAGATTGCATCGAGACATTTCGTCGCCGCGGTGATTATGTCCCTGCTGTCTTGCGTTGGGGTTAACAGCTTTACCGATGCGCTGTTCCCGTAGTACGGTTCATTCAGCGCAAAGGGGCTGGTTTTTACAAATGCGGAGATAAATCTGCAATACTGGTGCTCACCACGGAGTTTCTCCGCTGCACGTGAGGCGTAGCTGCAGATCGCTTGCCTCATCTCATGGTATTCAGTGATACGGCCGCCGAACGAACGGCTGCACACGATTTCCTGCTTTACCGGCGCGAACTCCTCAAGACCAAGGCATGGCTCCTCACGTAGCTCCCGCACAGTTCTTTCCAGCACGACGTTAAAATGTTTCCGGATAAACCTGATATCTGTATCCGCCAGTTGAAGCACTGTTTTAATGCCCATCACCTCCAGTTTTTTACTGATACGGCGCCCAACGCCCCATACTTCATCAACCGGCAACAGCGCCATTAACTTCCTCTGCCGTTCCATATTCGACAAATCAACTACGCCTCCGGTCTGTCGCTGCCACTGTTTCGCAGCGTGATTGGCCAGTTTTGCCAAGGTTTTAGTCTGGGCTATGCCGACGCCGACCGTGAGGTGCGTCCTGCGCAGAACCGTCTCACGAATTTCCCTGCCAAAATCGGTAAGATCGCGACAGTTACGAACACCAGTCAGATCGCAAAATGCCTCATCAATACTGTAAATTTCGCAGCGTGGAGAGAGTTCCTCCAGAGTTGTCATCACTCGGTTGGACATATCGGCATAAAGCTCATAGTTGCTGCTAAACGCGATAATACCGTGCCGGCGAAACATGTCCTTTTGTTTGAAGTACGGCTCACCCATTTTGACGAAGGGCTTCGCCTCTTGCGAACGGGCGATCACACAGCCGTCGTTGTTTGACAGAACGACCACCGGCCGCCCCTTCAGGTCAGGACGGAAAACAGTTTCGCAGGATGCGTAAAATGAGTTCACATCGCAAAGTGCAAACATCTCAGCCAGCCGATTTGATGATGTAAGTTACGACCCCGAACACATCGAGTGTATCCTCGCTACCCACGACTATCGGCGAATATGCAGGGTTCATTGGGTTAAGCTGAACCCTTGGATGCAGCTGCAGCTTCTTAACGGTGAATTCCCCATCCACAGCAGCAATAACGATATCACCATGAACTGCTGTCCTTGAGCTATCTACTACCAGAAGGTCCCCCTCCCCTATGCCAGCGTCTTTCATGCTGTCGCCCGCAGCTTTGACAAAATACGTCGCACTGGGGTGGTTAACGAGCAACTCGTTCAGATCGATACGTTGCTCAACGTAATCCTGTGCAGGACTTGGAAAACCGCATTGCACAAGGTCGCTGTACAACGGAAGCAGCATGATCTGACGTAACTCAACGGGCGTGTAGAACTGCATAATAAACTCGCTCACAAAATACTGTTTTTATATACAGTAGTTTTATTCGCTAATCTGATCAATAGAGGTTTCAACTATCAATCAGGAGCACAGAGGGGGGAAACCAGTCACCTTTGAGCCCCTGACATTGATTTCACTTAGTGATTATGTTGTCTATGTGCCAGCTTTGAACTATCTTTTCTCAAAACCTGCTACTGCAAAATGGATATAAGATGTCACAGACGGACTTGCTGATTGTTGTTTTTACGCTGGGCATTTTAGCCTTTGGCTATTCCATATGGTTCATTTCGAACAGAATAATCTGCACAATATTTCATAGACTTACAAAGAATGTATGAATTGGGATGGTATAGACCCAAATTCATGGTCCTTGCTCCTCGACGTCGGAAGGTTCTTACAGATCATCTTCGCTCTTAACCTATCACATCGGCACCTACTCCATGATGTAACAGCTCAGACCAGAAATATCTGGAAGCTTTAGGCATATTCTTGGAAGATAGACGAGCGCAAAGACGCACACAGCAATGATGTTATGTAGTATTTTCCCCTTGAGTGTGCCTGCTCAAGGGGATTTTTTATCGCCGTATTGTACTGGCAAATATTTGTAAATAGTCTTCACCCCCACGCCTGTCACATCGGCCACACGCGACTGGACAGGCGGTTAGTCCGATATGTTTCTCGCGCTACTACTGCTTACGTTAACGTCTGGTAATGATCTAGCGGCGCGACGTAAAGCGGCGTTGAAAGCAATTATAGTGACCGGCCGGCGTTGGTACTTCACACGGTTAGAATGGCTCTGAAATAAAAAAACATCTTCTGGATAGCGTTCTCTTCTACGAGCAATGATCCCCTCCACTGGAGGGGTTGATTCAACACGTAGCTCCTTCAGGTGACCCTGTTTTCGTATCAGTATCAAGCCATCATCAATATCATCATATCGAATACTCAGCAGCCTTCCAGCGCTTAAACCTGTGTGAAAAATTAACGCCCACAAGTCTGCCCATGTATCTGAGATGGAAACAAGATTGCTGTTAATAGTTAAAAATTGTTCAAAACTTATTGTTTTCTTACCGTTCACGAACAAACCAAACTGTTTTCAAAACTGAAAGTACTTATTATCTCAAATGTTACATATCACGGGAAGGGCAGGAATCCTTGATCGCGGACGGCAGCAGGAAAGTATTTGTAGATCGTCTTCACCCCACCCCTATCACATCTGCGATCTGTTGCCGGGTAGCGCCGTTCTCCAGCATTCTGCGGCACCGCTCCACCACTTCTTCAGTCATTACCCGGCGGCGACCGCCAACTCTCCCCTGTTCTCTCGCAACTGCTAACCCGGCTCGGGTACGCTCGACGATCAGCTCGCGCTCCATTTCCGCCAGGGCGCTCATGACGTGGAAGAAAAAGCGGCCTGCTGCCGTGCTGGTATCGATGCTGTCAGTCAGGCTGCGGAAATTCACCCCGCGCGACTGCAGCTCCGACACGAGTGTAATCAGATCGCGTACGCTTCTCCCGAGCCTGTCCAGCTTCCAGACCACCAGCACATCGCCGGGCTTAAGCCTGCGTAAGGCGCGCTTTAACCCTGGCCGCCGGGCATTTTTCCCGCTGGCCATATCCTCAAAAACCAGCTCACATTCTGCGCGGATCAGCGCGTTTTTCTGTAAATCGAGGTTTTGATCCCCGGTTGATACCCTCGCATAGCCAATCAGCACTATCTAACTCCTTGAAATAGCTGATTGTAAAAAGCTGCGGCCATTCGCTCAAACCCTCGTTTGGGCGAACGCCTTTTTTGGAGCAAAAAACATGGCCTTTAACCCGGAGCTGGGGAGCACGTCTCCCGCTGTGCTGCTCGATAATGCCGAGCGCCTGGATAAGCTGGTCAATGGGCCTGCGCTGACTGAGCCGGATCGCGCTGGCGATGATCTGGATACCTGGCGCGGAATGATGGCGAAAAACGATGAGGTCAGGCAGAACCTGATCCCACTCAGCAAGCAGTATATGGAATGAGGCGGCAGCGCAGGCAGATATCGCGAATATCCCCGTTGGCTCCACGACCTATGTTCGCAGCCAGGACGTCTGGGCGCTGGCGGATGAATACATGAATAACGGCGGGACGCTGCAACCTACCGGGCGGAAAATGCCATCTCAGGAGCTGGTCAATATCATGACTGATTTGATCAGAGCAACGTTCAGCCAGAATGCGCCAGCGGGTATGTCTCTTGCCTTTATGGATGAACGGAAAAATTATTCGGTAGGGCTGGATGAGGCGGGCCGGTTGCTTGCCGGGTGGATTAAGGCGAATAAAGCAGAATTAAAAAAGCTCTCAGCGGATGAATTTATTTCGTCGATCATCTCGTCGTCACGTCTGAATATCGGGAATTCCGCTTTATCTGTAGTGGCTGACAGTAACGCTGTTTCAGTTTATGACACACTTAAACGGCTTTGTTTTGCCATTAATAAAAAAGGGGTACTGAAATCAGGGAAGGCTGAGATCAACAATCTTACGATTGCCAGTATCTTAGGGTTACCAGCCAACGCCAGCATTTCTACTGCGACATTCCGCGATTTCGTTATGGCGTGGCGTGATACGTTAAATCGTCCGGCTGTGGGTATCAAAAAAAACGGGGCATTTGCTGCGGGGAAAATTGAAGCGAATCATGGAAAGGTAAAATCGCTGAAAGCCGAAACTCTGGAAGTTAAAGCGATTATTTCCCCGGAATCCCTGCGCTATTTCAATCAGTCCATTTACTCACGCCTGCCGGATATTGCCCATAAAATCGGATTCGGACAATCGCTCGCTGCGGGCGTAAATACTCAGGCGCTGATTACGATCGCTGCGCTGTATACCGCATTGCGTTTTATCGGTGGGGTACGGGCGCAGGATGGCTCTGGCACTTCGGCAGAAAACCATGCTCAGCTGGTTCCCTACGTCGAGACGTATAAAAACACCGATAACGGCCAGGCATGGGAAACCCCGATGGGGGCCAGCATTCGCGGCTGGTATGAACTGATGATTGCCGAGAACTATGGCTTTAACCCGGATGATCTGATCATTCTGGGTTCTGTTCCGGCGGAGGGCGGTCAACCCATTGATGTGCTGGCGGCCTATCCCGGACGGTACATGCAGCGTGTTTTTGATGACATTACCTATGGTTACGCCCGCGCACAGGAGCTCGGGAAAACCTACCGGCCTGTGGCGATGTACTGGCTGCAGGGAGAGGCCGACCAGACGAAAGGCACCACCAAAGCAGACTATCAGGCTATTTTCGACACCATGCAACAGCGGATCGATGCCCACGCCTCGGCTGTTTGCGGCGAAGAAGTCCATGTGCCTATTTTTGTCTATCAGTTCAGCAGCTGGATAAACCGGACGCCGAACACAGCCTATCCCACCATTCCGATGGCGCTGCTGGAGCTGGCGCAGACACGCGAAAATGTGTACCTCACTAACCCGATGTACATTCACGACTACACGGATGGTGCGCATCTCACCGCCCGCAGCTCCTATATTCAGGGGCTGTATATTTCAGTGATGGAAAAGCGGGCGCTGATTGACGGCAAAGCGGCAAAACCTCTGATGCCGGTTAGCCATCAACGCCAGGGCCGCGCCGCTACGGTGTGGCTGAATCCGGTGGGTCGGCTGAGCTTTGATACCAGCATTGTTTCTGATCCAGGTAATTATGGTTTCCGGCTGCTGCACCCTGACACACGTGCGATTATCCCGCTGACCAGCCTCAATATCCGTTATGACGCGGTGACTGTTTCAACGGCAGCGGATATCCCTGCCGGGGCCATTCTTCAGTATGCCTTTCACGGCGGCACCACCGGCCAGTCACCTGGCCGCCTGAGCGGGCCGCGCGGCTGTCTGCGTGACAGCCAGGGCGACATTATCAGTTTTACCCTTAATAGCGAGGTTATCCGTATGGATAACTATTGCGTCATGTTTGAAATCACGTTGTGAGGTAATTATGTCTAATCAGGGATTATCTATTAATGTTGATGCTGTCTGGGATGATGACTGCATTATCGGATCGAGTTATCCACAGCCGTCTATCGCGAGCATTGCCACATTTGGCAGTCAGAACTTTGGGGCTATTTTTGGGGAAGAACCAACCTTAGTGGGGGCACCTGTAATCAATACGTACTGGTTTACTGGTGGTGTTGGTGCGGGGGGGTATGATCTGAAAGTCACGGATAACCCGGTTAAAACCATGATGGTGTTACTCCGGCCTAAAAGCACTACCAGAGCGCTGGGCATGGGTAACTATCTCGGCTCTGCTGTACAACCGCAGGGGGATACGTTTGTTTTTGAACCGGCGATTCCTCAAATCAGGGGGATTGTGGGGCGCTCAAGCGGGACAGCAACCGCCACCCTCGCGACTCCACTGGACACCAGTAAATTCCATCTGGTTTTCCTCGATGTGAATAACTCGATGCTTCAGCTTCATAAAATGACGAACAGTGAGCTGGTATCGACTGAACAGGTCGCTGTTACCGCCCGCGCAATCCCTGTTCCGAATAAGTCGATTTATGCTGGCTACTCCTATATCACGTCAGATTTTTTAGGCGCTGTGGATATTGCAATGACAGGGGTGTGGGCGGGCGGAATACTCTCTCAGGCTGAAAAAATGGATATGGTAGACCTCGTTACTCAGAGCTATGAAGGAATTTTATCAATAGCTTAGTTTATGACAATAAGAGCGATAAAATGACTATCCCCGACTTTAACCGGGGATAGTTATAACTTATTAATTTATTTGTTGTAAGTCATTAAATTAATCCTACCGGACCTGTCTTATTTCCATTTCGAGAATATTCGCCAGCAGCGTGTTTGCCTTCCCTGTTGAATCTGAATGAGGGTGCAGATTATCCGGCATCCAGTACTGGGTTATTGTCTTCCCTGCGCCATCCGTTCCGGTCAGCACCTGCTGGCTCCAGCCTGTCTTCTCCCACAGCTTCACGATCTGATACTCCCACAACTGCGCAGATTTTAACTGCATCTGAGAAACCTGTGGCCGCAGTTCGTTTTCATAAAAGCCGATAACGAGAATGCGGGCACGCGGATTCTGGCTCAGGATGTAGTCAATTACCGTATTTATGCCGCCGTAGAAAGTATTGATATTGCGGGTATCGACCGCAGGCGTCAGCAGACTGGCAACATCTCCCCCTCTTTCCTGAATCCACAGAAAATCGTTTATACCGTGATCGATGACAAACAGATCTGCGTCAAGGTTACCGGCCAGCCTGTTAACGTACGAATAGCCAAGAATATTGGCTTTATCCGTATCTGACAGGGACGCCGGGCCCCCCGTGACTAAGCTCTTCCACTTCGAATCGTAGTTGTCGATAAAAGACTGTTTGATCGCGACGGAATGCGACAAAGCGCGGGTGACGCGGGTATAAGAGCTTCCAGACCAGCCATAAGGATCGTCAGAAGTGGCAAAGGCATCCAGTCCGCCACGGATGGGTGATGAGCCAACAGACTGATTGGCAATCGTAGCGCCTAAACGCTGCGCCAGCATATACGGATAAGCATTTGTTCCGCTTCCGGCTGGAATTGACGTTCCCAGCCAGACTATTATTTTTCCCTTCCAGTAATCCAGTGGTCCGGTAGTTTGTGCCGGGCTGTTACCCGGTAGCTTGCTGACAATACCTCCCGCTTTAATGATCTGGAGGTTTCTGCTGTGCCCGGTGATACACATTGTCGCCGCGTTAGCCGGTACCGTAACGTTGGTGTCAACGGACTGTAGGACACCTGAGCCAGGCCCCGCGTAGCTACGGCCTACGATGGCGCCGGACGTATCCTTGAAGAGAGCAAGGTACACGTTCGCCGGGTTACCAGAGAACTCAGCACAGATGATCCGGTACACTTCCCCCGGAGACACCGTGATCGGGTCAACAGAAAAATACGCCCAGTCGCTCGTGATTAGCGTCCTGACGCCTGTGTTCTGGTGCCAGTAGTAGCCGTCCAGACCTTTCGGCGACAACAGGCGCAAACCACTTTCGAAATCCCTTTGAATAATCTCTTTTCGCAGGTCGGCTTTATAGTTGATGTTCTTCGTAACAGTCACGTTATCCGTATAGGCCGTGACACACATCAATGTGGCTCCGGCTGGCACGGTAACGGGAACATCCACGGCAACGATTGCCGAACCGCCCGGACCAAGCTGTGATTTACTTATGACGTCCCCACCCGCATTTTTAAAAACCACGACATAAATACTTCCGCTAAATTCGCTCGCAATGACACGGTACGACTCACCGGCATTAACAGGGATCGCATCGAACGCTCGCCAGTTAAGGTCAGTGGTACTGGTCAGCGCGCCAGATGTGGGGTGCCAGTAACTTCCCTTTGTGAAACCTATGGAAAGCTGCTGGGAAAAGGTAGCTGCAAGACCTGCAACAGATGATGCGATTTTTTCCACTGCGCTGCCCTGGAAAGCAATATCAATATACGGGCTGTAGGCGGTCAAAAGCATCAGCACAGCGCCAGCTGGCACCGTTAGCGTTATATCAGCGGCCGCAAATGTTCCTGACCCAGGAGCTGGCTGAGCGGAGCCGATCAGTTCCCCGCTCGCCCCCTTAAACACCACCATCGAAACCAGTGAAGGATTACCGGTCAGCAGGTTTGATTTAATCCGGTAGACGTCCCCCGCGTTTACCTGAACCGGATAGAACGCACAAAACTGCGGATCGGCTACGACCGTCAGCGCACCATTGGTATTTTTCCAGTAACGTCCGCTGTAGTACGGCAGCACAGACGACTTAGCCAGGTTTCCGGCGGTGTCGGCAGCAGTCTGAATATCAAGCGCCGCACGGTCAAAAACGGAAGCCTGCAGCAGCACGGTTGCGGAGTTCGGGGAGTACGCAGTAATCACCATAGACGCCGCGTTTTTCGGCACGCGGAATGTCAGGTTATTGATCGTGGATACCGTGCCGCTCCCGGTGCCTGGGTAAAACGTACCGATCAGGGTTTCATTACTGTCAAAGAAGCCGATGAGGCGAATCTGATTCGGGGCACCCTTCAGCGAGCAACTGAGCGTGAAGACATCCCCTGGTACTATGGGAACACGGGCTGCTGCGAAAGTGTCTGAGCTGGAAGTCAGGGCACCTGTCGAGATATTCATGTAGGTGTTCGCGATCCAGTTCAGAACTCTTTTCTTGGTCTTACTGGCCGACAGTGCAACGCCTGACTCCCGGAAAGCCTGCGCGGCTGCATAGACAGCCACAGCCGGTTCGGCATAGGTTGATATCAGCGCGCTGACTGCGGCAGCGGGAATATCGACCTGAACCTCTGCGCGCGATGACCAGACATTATCCGAGGACATGGGAATGCCCAGACTCTGAACAGAAATCACGGTCCCTGCGGAGTCGATAAACAAAACTGGCGCGACGGCAGCACGATACAAAAACGAACCAGACAAAATCAATCGCGAATATCCTGCCACAGTAACTGGCGCACACGCCGACCAGTTGGTGTCCGTGGTGGTCGCGATTGTCCCTGTGGAGAGCTGATAATACTGGCCGGTCCCCAGCGACGCTGGAGATACATCAACACGATCAAGATCCAACCCTGTAATTACGGATGTGTTCGCGGCAACAGCCGCCTGAGATGGCATTTTCCGCCCGGTAGGCTGCAGCGTCCCGGCGTTATTGATCACTTCTACAGCTAACGCGCTGTCATCCGGGCTGCGGTAATACGTGGTGGACCCCACCGGAATATTCACGATATCCGACTGCGCCGCAGCCAGCGTCGCATACTGGCGGCTGAGAGGAATCAGATTCTGTCGTGTCTCCTCTGTAAGGGCTTCATTCTTCGCCATCATTCCGCGCCAGGTATCCAGATCATCGCCAGCGCGATCTGGTTCAGTCAGCGCAGACCCATTGACCAGCTTATCCAGGCGCTCGGCATTATCGAGCAGCACAGCGGGAGACGTGCTCCCCAGCTCCGGGTTAAAGGCCATGTTTTTTGCTCCAAAAAGAGGCTTCGCCCAAACGAGGGTTTGAGCGAAAAGAGTTAATTAGGGGTTGTTATGGGGTATTACGCGACGTCGCCGGGGTATGTGGCGTCATCGTAGGCATAGAACGATTCGAGGTATTCTTTAGCGGTGACCTGGCAGGTTCCGTCAGACTGCGGGGCGATCTCCTCTACAATGGCGTCGTAGACGTGGCGCGTTGAGCCGCAGAACACCAGGCGGATCGGCTCGATGGTTGCCGACGACAGGTCAACCTTCATCGGATCATCAAACTCGCTCAGGTGGGGGACTGAAAGCTGAAAATCACCCACCCTGCTCGCCACCATCAGCCCGGATGCAGAGCCATCCTGATAGCGGATCAGCGCTCGGGGATTTTCGAAAGACCAGTCCAGCGGCTCCGTAACGGTGAACGTTGTCACGCCACCAGCCGTTGTCATCGCCTCCACCAGACAGGAAATCGTGTTGTTACCCGGAATATCATCCGTGAGCACAATGCGATCGCCCGTGTTGTAGCACAGCGCGTCCAACTCGGTAGTGGTCTGGAACGTCACCCGCTGCTGCAGGTATTTCATCAGGCGACGCATGCCGATCTGGTAGGCGTGATCGCTATCCAGCACCCCATCGAGTTTGTAATTCTCGATTTTCACCGGCGTGGGATTGTCCGGCGTCCGGCATTTAACGGTCTCCTCTGCCCAGGTAGTTCCGTTGATGTATGTCACGTCGACGCCATCAAAATCATCGTCAGACGGTACGGTAAATCCGCTCTGCAGCTCCTCCACCATCTCATGCGGAGTGATCACGCCGGTCCAGGGCTTAATCCCCTCACGGTTGACCGTCGCCAGGCCATCGCTTAACAGGAAGCGGGACTTCCCGGCATTGGCTATCATCTGCAGCATTTCCAGCGCCGAGATACTGTCGCCGGTAGCGTAATCGAAATACTCTCCCCGTGGCGTCCAGTACGCAGACTCCAGCGCGTTGATGGTGTCGACATCCATTTCCAGCCCCAGCGAGTTCCCGACATGCAGCAGCGCCCCCGAAATGGTTCTGGCCGTTCCTGAGTCGTAGGCCCGCGTGGCCACAACGTTTACGCGGCGGTCCGACTGAGCCGCCAGTTTCCCGCCCGTCTCGACGGTCACCGCCATCAGAGACACGCCGGGATAGGATGAAGGTCGTGTCAGCAGTCGCCCGCGCAGTGCCTGCCAGTACATCGAATCCCTGGCGTTGTTTGAGCCCTGCTCATTGCGCCGACGGCAGCGAACTTCTACCAGCCCCGGAGAGCTGAGAGTGATCCGCTCAGTGAAACCTAACCCGTTGACGTTTTTAAGCGCGTACTCTCCCTGGTGACTCACCCACCCCGATCCGGAACCGTAGACGCGATACTGAATCTCCCACTCAACATGCCGGAGCCGCTTTTTCCCCTTACTGTCGAAGCCACAGATGCCGTTCGGGAAGGAGAAATTCACCTCGAACGCATCCACCACTTCATTTTCTGGACATACGAGGAACGGCCCCAGCCAGCTCAGCGTGTCGTTAAGGCCAGAAGCCTCATAGTCGATCATCGTCCGGTCGGTGAATCCCGGCCATGACTCATCAACGGCACCATTAACCAGGCGCGCCACCGTCGCCGTTGTGCCGTCGGCCGAGACAATCCGGTACTCATTCCCGCGGTGAGCAAGTGAAAGCCGTTGCACCCCCTCTGGCATGCCGGAAAAGGCCGTTCCCGTGGCGCTGTTATAGGCAAGCGTCACATTCGCCGTTACCGCCGGGCTGCCGCCAGTTGATGCCGTGCCGGAGGTGTAAACCGGTGCATCACCGAAAATAGCTGCAGGCAGCGAAGAGGACGTGATCGCCCCACCCGCGAACGGACTGGCCGCCTCGGTTATCAGTACGGTGCCGCCGTTGTCCTGCGCGACCAGGCCTGAGCCAGTGAGTCCCTCGGTGATAGCCGCCAGCAGACCCGACATCGAGATGTAATTCGCTACCAGCGACACTGAGTATGTAACCCCCTGCCAGGTGATCGTGAACGTGCTGGAGCTGGTTGAAAAATCGTAGGTGGTCGGGGCCGCACTGGCCTGGAGTTTTGCCGCACTCCCCCCGGCGCCGGGCACTGCAGCCTGACCGGGGGTATATGACGCGATAACCAGATCGTAATCGCCAGAGTTAAGCCCCAGCGTCACCGGCATACCTACTACCGGCGCGATCTCCGTCAGCAGCGGGCTGGCGATTACGCTGTAACCTGCTGCCGTTGTGATCTGGTAGTTCGCCGGGGCTTTCAGTTCGACCACTGCGCCAGCGACCCAGCTGGGCGGTAGCGCGTTTTCGTTCTCGTCCTCGTCATCTCCGTCATTCGTATCCAGCCCGGTAAACGTCACGCTCGATCCGGAGACGGTCATGCTGTCTGCGATAATGTCGTCTGCGTCCGGCGACGTCTGGGCCATATCCAGCCCGGTGCCGGATGACGTCCCGCCCACTTCGGTGGAGTTGACCCAGTTTTCGCTGCGCTCATCGCCGGAAACGTCCGCGCCTGGCGGAAAATAGGTGATGTTGAAACCCGGCAGCGTTGAAGCTGGCGTACTGCCAACCCGGATATCGCCATTGGTATAAATCAGATCACCGACACCGAGACACAGCAGCATCTGTACGCGCATTTTCGTAGGATCGGCGGCATCAAACCAGGTAACCGGCTGCACCACATAATCCGGGTAGATACGCACCCGGCCAAACACCTCACGAATGGCATCACCGAGTTTTGCGGTATTCGCCTTTGCCGGGTTCAGGTCGAGACTCCGCCCTGTGGATGAGGTATAGCCGCCCGTATCGATGTTGCTCATCATAAACAGCGAATAGGCTGCAGCGGCAACGGAGATACCGACGCCGATCCACGCGATTGTGGCGGCCTCCAGCCCGAAGGGAACCGGATAAAGCCTGACATCACTATCAGGGCGAATCACACACTTAGCCCACTCGCCTGGCGGAATTAACAGCCCCTCAACCTCAACGGTAAGCGGTGGGACATCCCGATCCTCGTAGCCTTCAACATTTGCCACCAGCCAGGTGCGAATACTGGTTACACCATGCTCATGCGTTTCAAGTGGTTCTCCGGGAAGCCGGGAAGGATAAAAACGAATGGTCATTGCCAGAACTCCACGCGAACAAAGCGCCGCTTAAAACGCGGCAACGGCAGAAAAGTTACGTTCGTGCCTGGGTTGCATTCCGCCACATGCAACAGACCATCGATACTGACCACGATCCCTACATGGGTGACAGTCGACCCGGAATAACAGGCCACCCCGGCCCCTTCGCAGGGTTCGCAGCGCTCAAGGGTAAGCATCATCCGGCGCGCTTCCCGGTCGAGGCCGCCGTCGTCTTTCGTGACCCCGGCAAAATCGGGCCAGAGAGGTAAGCCCAAATCGCGGCGTATCTCGTTCACAATGCCAAAACAGTCGAGTTTGGGAAAAAAGCGACCGCCCTTCAGCCAGGTGACCGAAAGGTATTTATTAGGTTCAAACATGGGACAACCTCAACTCATGTATCGCAGTCCGGGGAATACAGGTAGCGTGTAGCGGTAACGCGGCCAGGCGGTATCGAGGATATTCATGTAGCCCGCAGTGATCTGCACCTCTGTCGCCGTCCATGAGCCCGACTTGATTTTCAGCGTATATGGCACTGCCGCAGGCGCTGCTAAATCCGTAGAGATAAAACTCCGGTACGTCAGCCATGCAGGCAACCTGTTAGCCAGGGCATTGCGGATCGCCGTGGACACAACACCATCGATATTGCACAGGGCAAATTTCAAATCTTGCGTACCGTCCACATTGCGCGCCGGCAGCGCAATGTCTATCGCACAGGCGGTAAACGTTACGGTATCGCCGTTCTCCGTCGTTGCCGTGATGTTCTCGTAACCCTGGCAAAGGTAGTGAACATCAGAGCCAATGGTGATCTGCAGCGTTTCAATGATCACCTCCGGGCCGCTGCTGGCGTAGAGGCGTTTAATCTGCGTCATGCTTCGGCCACTCCTTATTCAGCGCAATATCCAGCAGTGAGCTGCCGACGATCCATTCCGGGTAATTACCCCATGGGGCAGGAGCAAGGGGGCGTTCCCATAATTCAAGCGTCGCCATGTACTTCCAGTAAATCGGGGCCACCAGCACCGGCCCCTGATAAATATCTGTGAAGCGGCATTTGTAAAACTTAATGCCCGCCGGCGTCTGCAGCTTCATCATGAACCATGCAGCCCCGTCAGATAATGCATCCCGGAACCAGGACTCAAACGCCAGGCCCTGCGCATCGGTTTCCATAAACCAGGTGATGCTGGCCTGCGTCGGCGTGGACGTAAAAGCTCGCCTTTGCCTCGCGCGACCGGTGGTTAACTGGGTTCGTTTTAACGGGCTTACAGGCTGAAATCCGTATCCTTCCTGTAATGGCATAGGGAGGCTGTCATGTGGGTAGTAGATATCAGTCATGCAGTCTCCCGGTAAAGTATCTCGAATAAAATTTCACCATTAACCTCAGGAGGGTATACATTTCAGAATAAAGCACGATGGAATCGAAGAAATCTCTGATTTTTTAGTTCATATTAACGAAGATAAAAATCTTATTAAATCGAAACAAACACACAAGGCGATATATTTATCAACTCACCTCAAGAGCTAAAAGAAATCAAAAAAAACAGCATTATCAATATATTAATTTTATTGACTTTAATTTGAGCTTACATTGTTTCGGCACAGCCCCATATCAAAATAAAAAAGGGCAATGTGCCGACAGGCAATATTCGTCAATGTGACTGCTTATTTAAAAGCAACTCCTGAAGAAGAAGCGCAATAGAAACAAAAATCAAAACCCCACAAAAAACAATTTTTGCAAAATCATAGTTAAACACGGTTGTAAGCGTATCATTATTATATAAGTGATTATGCCTATAGGAATAAGTTGTGTAGATATCATCGCATATTTCAAGAATTCCACCGACTATCAAAACAAGCCAAAGAAATGAAAACTTCACTCGGACCTCCTTACGTTTACGTCTCCTATTGAAGATAAGTCCGCCAATAAAAAGAGGAATCATAAAAGCTATAAAGTCTTTAAATGTAAATGTTAACAACGCTTCCATTAATAAGATCCTTGTGTTTTCTTGCACCTACTCAGATTGTTAGACTTACCTACCTAATCAAGTCTCAGCTAATGCAGTTTAGCTTACCTAGGACCGTGTCGTGTATAGTTTCCTTTTAGAGCGTTACCAAAAGCCCCTTGTGGCATGGTAACCTCCTTTGTGAGTTCACCTTTTAACTGCCTGGAAAGCAGTCGATTATTCTGATTGAGTGTAGCGCTCAACTGCTCCGGAGTAATACCCTGGAGATGAAACTCCTGATTAATCGGCGCGTGTATAGTTGTTTGCCTACGGTTATCGCTGTTAACGTTCTGAACACCAGTACCAAACCCTGTACGCCCCAGAGTTGCATCAAGCGGTTGGCCATTTCGAAGTGCCTCAAGCTGAGACACGCCGATCCGGTTCGTTGAAGCCTGGTCGAAGACGTACTCACCTTTGTGAACAATACCCGCGGGCTGATACTTACCACCGGGGCCGGTGTAACCGCCGGAGGCGAAGCCAACTCCTGAAACAGCCTGGATATTTGAGACGATACTGGCAGTCTGCGCAGCGATTGAGGCCATAGCGATGATGTTGGCCGGATAAGGCGCGCTTACTGCACCGCTTGCTATAGCCTGCTGGATTTTCACCATCGAGTCCGCGATAGCGAATGCCTTGCTCGCAGCAAAAGCGACCTTGTAGATTGCCGATTGCTCACCAAACCCCGTTCGCATGATTTCAGCGGTGCTATCAAACAAGGACTGCGTGGCCGCAGATATGATGGTGTTTTTCTGAGCCTCTATGACCTGATTTGCATCCGCTGCACGTTGACGAATCGAGGTCATTCTGGCCTCACCCTCGGCAGTTATTTCGCCGGCCTTCGCATAAGCTTCCTCCTGAGCTGCCAGCCAGCGCTGGAGCTCTTGCTGAGCCTGGTCATACTCGTTGATTTGCCCCTGCATCCCCTCAAAAGTTCCAGAGAGTCGCCCTCCTGTGGGTGTCAGGTTTCCTACAACATTACGAACCGTCGAGGGCAGTTGCATATCGGTGTTTTGATAAATATCTGCCCGCGTTTTTTCATATTCACCGGGTTTTAGTTGCCCGGTTGCTTTGGCCTTCTCCAGCAGTTCAAGACGGGTTTTAAGCAGATCGTTGGTCCGCTCATCCTTCGTCTTTACCTGTTCCTGCATCTTCCGATAATCGTCCAGGGTTTTTACGGAATTTTGCAGTGCCTCCTGCTGCTTATACGCCTGGAGGATTTCATCTGAACGGGAAAGGATCGACTTCTGGTCAGCGGTGAGCTGCGTTTTAGATTTGAGGTCAGCAATCTGCTGCTCGAACTTGATCCGAGCCTGTGTCACGCTATTAAGCTTGTCACTGGCATCCAGCTGGGACTGCATGGCAGCAGTCTGCTGGTTTATCTGATCAAGCAGCCGGGTTGCTGCGTCCTCGGTATATGCTTTACCCTTTGGCGTCTTGGGTGGTTTCGGATCTTTGTACATCTCGTTAATGCGAGAAACATTTTTTGCATATTGCTCTGCAGTAATTGCACCAGCCTTCAGGAATTCGCTTTGCTGCTTAATAGCTTTATTGCGCTTATCCGCATTGCTCAGATATTGCTGGTTAACGCGATCTGCTTCCTGCTGCGTTTTAATTCTTTGCTGTTCGGCTTCCTTAGCCTTCGCCTGTCCTTTGGTTACATCCCCCTGAAGATTGGCAACTGATTCGAGCAAATCTCTCTGTTTTATCATCTCCGGGAGGTTGGTAAACCTCGCGCTAAAACTGTTCCAGAACCCACCATCTTTTTGCCCTTTTTGGGCTTCAGCAATATTTTCGTTTAAGGTGGCAAGTTTATCCGTTAGTGTTTGTTCACGCCCAATATTGAGCATCGCATCCCAGGCGCCTTTGGCCGTTATACCCAGCGAATCCCATGCACTTTCAAGAAGACCAAGATTCTGATGAATATCATTCGCACGCTGCTGCATGGCATTGGCGTAAGCATCAGTAGCCACCCGTGCAGCATCCTGCTGATTACCTTCATCCTGTAGCGCTTTAATCTGGTTGTAGGTTGCCAGTGTCAGAAAATGGTATTGGTCGTTAAGTTTGGTTATAGCCGCTACTGGATCAGCAGCAAGATCGTTGAAGTCGCTCACCAACTTTTCTGTAGCAATACCCGTCGCATCACTGATCTTAACAATAGCGATTGTCACGCGTTCCAGAGAATCTCCAGCCACTTTCCCAGATGAAACTATCTGGTTGAGTGTGGCTGCGGACACGCCAGTGGTTGAGTTGGCAACTACTGAAACCCGAGCGGCCATATCTGCTAGTTGCCCTGTGGTTTTACCAACCAGATTACCGCTAAGGGTCAACGACTTATAGAACTCGTCCTGCTCCTGAGAACCTTTGTAGTAGGCCAGCCCAAGAACACCAACAGCCGCGGCAGCTAGAGTGACAGGATTAATCAACCCCAGCACATACCCGCCAACACCTTTAATCGCGGGGCCAATACCGCCGAACATATCTTTCAACTGCCCGCCCTGCTGCATGAGCACCATGAATGGCGACTGACCTGTAGATAAGCCGACAATAATATCTGTCATTTGAGCAGGGATCATGCGCATAGCATTGGCAGTCTGAGCTGCAGATTGGCCTGTTTTACCCAATTGCGCTTGGGTTTTCTCCAGGGCATCGCGGGATTCTGCAAGTTTGCTGTTGAGGCGATCGTAAGCCAGGGGCGAAAGCATCCCGGATGTTTTGGCTGTATCAAGCTGGCGCTGTTGCTCGTTCAGGCGACGGAATGCTTCACCTACGGGATCTATTTGGGCCTCAAGGCGACGCAATGCGGCAACCTGCTCGTCGTGGGCCTTGGCTGCCTCGCGTTCTGCCTGAGCAGCTCCAGTAATCTCCCGGCGAGTCTCCTGCAGTTTTTTGCTGTAGGTGTCGAATTGGGCGGTATTTATTTTCCCTGACGATAGTGCAGAGGATAGTTCCGCTTGCTGTTGATCCAAATTTTTCAGAGCCGCTGACAGGGGGTCAATGCGGTCAATCATCCTCTGAAATGCCTGGGCTTGAGCCTCTTGTTGCTTAATTGCATCAGCCGCAGCTTTTTCTGCGTCGCGCTGGGCTTGGGCTTCTCCAGTTAGCTCCTTGCGAGCATCAGCAATTTTTTGACTGTAGGCATCATATTGTTCGAGGCTTAAATCACCTCGTTGAGCAGCAAGATAAATCTCTTTCTGCTGTTCTTTTAACCCTCTCAGGCCGCTGGATACGGGATCAATTTTATCCAGCATCCTCTGGAATGCCTGTGTCTGGGCCTCCTGCTGCACGGCAGCCAGTTTGCTGGCCTTTTCTGCTTCTCGTTGAGCTTGTGCAACGCCGCTTAACTCATCGGTCGTATCATTCAGCATTTTGGAGAGAGTGCGAAACTCTTCCTCGTCAATGAGCCCTTTATCGAAGTATTTTTTCAGCTCACTATAGCGACGTCCCACGGTATCAATTGCAGCACCAACCGGATCAATGGCTGCACGCAATTTATTTAGGGCTTCTTTTTCCTCATCGGTAGCGCGGGAAACTTTGGTGATAGTGGCCACAGCCTTATCCCCGGACTGAGTCATTTTATCAAGCGCAACTGTTAGACTATCAGCCTGCTTCTCTGCCCCGGAGCTATCAAGAACGATCGCTAGCCGTGATTCTTGTTCTGCCATTTACCTTTCTCCGGGCAATAAAAAACCCGCCGATAAAGCGGGTTTTAAGTGATAAATAACTTTTTCTTTTCCAAAACCGGAATCTATTACAGACTAAATAGATACAAACCCACTAGTGATTTATTGTGTTGTTTGACTATTTTCAGGAAGATTTTTCCTGAAACTGCAAGCAGTCTGATCTGTACATAACACAGTAGGAAGGAATGTGTCATCACGCTCTTTAGTAGGTAGTGCAGCACACTTTTTACTCAACCCCAGTCTGCGTTTACCCAATGCCGTTAACGATTTATCTTTAGGAATATAAAAAGTAATGTCGATATCTTTAGGTTTTTCACCAGGCCAAAAACCATAAGTTCCTGTAGCAGATACCAACTCTTCACCTTTATCATCAAACACGTAAAAACTACCAGTACCTCCACGGTTTTCCACAATACGTATAGTGCCAGTCGGATGGTTATTCTCAATAGCATCATACTGCCATAATGCACGTACGCAATATGCCATCCCTGCAGTACCCGGAGTACCCTTGAAAGTTTCTATGGCCTTGTTTGAACCACAAGCAGTTAAGCCAAGAATAGAGGTTAATATTAGTAATTTTAATGACATATTTTGCAAGCACCCTTTGCCGAATAAAAATCACTATATCACTGTTACAGTCGTTAACTCACCGTGTAATTATGAAAATCAGATTCGCATCAAGTTTTCTATCTGGCGACTTTCGCAGCCCTCACATCAGGACATGCGATTTGTTGCGGTTATAAAAAAGCCCCGGACTGTGCCAAGGCTTATTTCTTCTTGCTGTTTCTTTCCTGTTCCTTCGCCCACTCAGCCCTCCATGCATCATCAAGGGCCAGTATTGCTGCATCAAACTCAATGCGGTCGATCAGGATGGTGCACGATGCCAGGTAAAGCTCAATATCGTTCAGGGATAGAGGGAGCGGCACTCCGGCCATGCCGGCATACTTTCTGCCGCGCGATATCATGGCGTAAGCGTTGAGGATCTCTCCAGTGACTGCATCGATTTCAGGCTCTGGAATGGGCGGGAGATTTAGCTTCTCCCTGCGCCACTTTGCTTTCTCGCCCTGTTCGCCGGCGAATTCCTTTAGCCACTTTTGGGCCTCTATAGCTTTTTTACGGTTTCCTGAGTCTGCTGCTCCTTACCCTCAGCAATGTTTGCCGCCTCAGCCAGTATCAGCCAGTATAGCGCCGGGTGCTGTTTCAGCATGGCGGCCCCAAGTTCTGGGGTGTAGTCGAGAGCAACCTCTATGCCGTCGACTAACTGACCTACTCCCTCCCAGCCTTTCAGCAGGAACCGAGCGGCGTTATCGATCAGCAGGTCATCAACAGAGTCGATATCGTCCACGCTGGCGAGATTAAAATCCGTTGTCCCCACCTTATAACCTGCGTCCATCTTATCGATGTGGCGGCGCACCAGCGCGTTACGTGAGCGATATTGCGGATTCTCGCTGCTGGCCACCAGCAGGCGAAGTTTGAACAGCGATTCTTCTTCCGGCGAGAATTCCTTTTTGCTGCCTTCTGGCTTTTTGTAAGGATAAAACCAGCGCTCGCCATTTAAATCAATTTTTGGGGTAACAATCAGCATAATAACTCCATAGTGAAGCCCGATCCGCGATGCTCAGCAGAACGGGCCAGGTAAATTAAGGCGCGGTAACGGTGATTTCAGTCGTTGCCGTAAAGGTGCGGGCCTTACCGGTGATGGTTGCAGTACCGGCTGCGTTACGCGTGACCTTCGCTGTTTTCTGTCCGGTAGAAACCACGCTGGCGATAGTCGGATCCGATGACGTCCACTCGACGGTATCAGTTGAATCAGCTGGGGTAAGCGTGGCGGTTAACGTCACCGTAGAACCCACGGCCCCAGTTGAAGTGCCCGGCGCAACGCTGATCGCCGTCGCCGGCACTTTGGGGACGCGAGTGATAGTTGGCGGAGTATTGGCCGCGGTGATATCCAGCTGAACTTGAACAATGTCAGTGCTCCCCGCATCCGGCCAGTCGCCGGAGATCTGCACTTCCGGGAAATAGAAGGTATATGCGCCTTCAGCATTCTCCAGCGTAAAGCTAAACGGCACCGTTTCGCCGGTGAACGTTTTCTTATAGAGCTCCCACGCAGCTTTTGACCAAGAAAGCGTGATCTGCCCGGACGGCGTAAAGGTTGTCGGAATATTCGCGCCGGCGAACGCCGAGCCGGTACCTATGCAACGCTGGGTCTGCATATTGTTGTCGAACTGGATGTTGAATGTATCGACACAGAAACCATTACCACCAGCTACACCATTCAGGCTGAGGGCTGTTACCTCTTTGAACGAATAGCGCAACGCCCCGGCATTATCGACCGGCGCGCTAAAGAAGCTGGTATCGTCACCTTTCGTTTCCCAGTCCAGGCCAGCAAACGTGACCGTAGCAGTGATGTCACCATCATTCGGGATTTCGATCTGCAGGGTCGCCACCTGACAGCCGCGGGCGATCTGGGCGATACCCACATCCTCGGCATAGGAAGCCACTGAGAACGTGATGCGGCCATTGCCCATGGTCAGAACGTTATCCACCCATTCCGCACCAAAGCAGCTCGCCAGAAAGGCATCGTGCTGATTCCAGCGAAACCGCGTACCGACATCGCCGCCGACATCCACTGTGCCGCGTGAAACACCCTGCGCCATGCGGTCACCAGCGATTTCGTCATTGTCGTTGGTATTCTGCGTTGGTTTCAGACCAAATGAAGAACGACGCAGCAGGTTCCACGCCCCTGCTGAAGGTGTGATTCCTGGCGTTGTCTCGCGAATAAACGCGGCTACTACTTTTGCACCTGAGCTCACAGGAGCCTCCTGTTTTTGTGCGCTACAGAGCGCGATAAGGAATTTGAAGATTGAGCTGTAACCAGCCATCGGTCTCACCAGCCGGCACAGCAGAAACAGCGAAATAACTCAGCTTTCCGTCGTCCTTGAACTCAAATAGCTCCGTTAGCTGATCGGCCGTCCGGGAGATAAGCAGCGTCCCGGCGCCGACCGGAACAAACAGCTGAATGATGAGTAAACCTGTCCTGTGCACGACCGGCCCATTCCCGATCTCGATTGCGCCTGCCTGCCCTGCAATGTTGGTGAGGCGGGCCCAGATATCGCGGTTACTGGGGTCAAATACCGGACCATTGGGATAATCCACCGCATCAGAGGCAATAGCGGTCTGTGCCGCCATTCGGGAAATGACAGCGTTTCTGATTTCTGTAAGGGTCATTTGTAGGCCTGAATCACACCATTAAACGAGACGGCATAGACGCCTGTCGGCGCTTGCGTTGAGTGGCCATTCTCCAGAGGCACGGAGTAAGGCAGGTTCGACTGGATGTAAATCACCGAGTAGGCTGGCGCCTGGTCAATGATGTTTTTGCCATTAAGAAACGTCATTGTCCCACGAGGATCCGGCTCAGTCGGAACAGAGTAATCCGGCGAACCGATACTGACAAAATGCGATGCCCGAAAGGTTCCTGCGCGATACTCGGCCGGGCGCCTGATATCCATGCTGTCATTGACACGGACTTTCTTTCTGAGGCGGCCAGTCTTTGTCAGGTTGGCAGGATCGGCATAAAGAGACTCGTTCCACTCACCTACCGCTTTGTTGTATTGAACTGCGGTCGCGTTGATGGCCCACAGCTCCGGGTTTCCTACCGGCGAACGTTGAACGATTTCATTCAGCAATTGAATGGCGATTGTCCGCTGGCGGAGTTTGACATCTTCGGCCACCAGCCCGGCAAAGGCCGCCGGGTCAATGTTCCAGCCCTTAGCCATATCACGCCCTCCGCAGCTGAATGGAGTACGCAGCGCCAGCAGAGTCGGCAGAAGCGGTGATGACCTCGTAGCGCTGAAGCTCACCCGTAACCGGATCCGGTGCGGTGATGATATGCCCGACGGCTGGCTTGTCATTCACCTCGTTGACGAGGGCGGTTAGCTTCACGTCACCATGCAATATGTTAACACCATCGATACGGCGGAGTTTGTAACGAGCCAGAACACCGCGCCCTGAATAGTCCACCACCATTTCGTTACCGGTTTCCGTTACCGGATCCCATGCACCACGAACGGTGTAACTGCCGGTGAACGCCTTAACCGCATCCTGCAGGTCTGTATCGAAGGCTGCGGCGACTTCAGTTTGGAGTTCGTCGCGGATACCCACGGTCTACCTCCTCTATGCCTTTTTCACCAAAACGCTGAAGCGGGATATTGTTAGAAACATATCCGCCAGTAAAAAGTACCAGGACGTTACCACGCAGTTTCCTGGTATAGATTTCGCCGTTGCGTTTAACCCTCAGCGGAAGCGGAGCAAACTCAACAACGCCCTTTGCCGGGTTTGCGTAAACGACATGTCTGATCGGGTTTCCATTCACAAACACATCGCGAGGGCCGAGCCCGTCACCGGCATAATGCACATCAGTGTTTTGCATATCACCCCCTTACCAGCCGTACCTGAGACTGACTAACGCCATAGGGCTTTAGCATTGCAAGCGCCAGCTGCAGATCAGAATCAAGCAATGCCGAGCTGTTGGTAGCGAGTTCCGCGAAGGTCTTTGAAACGCTGACATCATCGGCATCTACCGTCTTACTCAGCAACACACCAGAATCGGTTTTCTGCTGATAAAGGCCACCATTCGAGGCCGCTAGCGCTGCATAGGCGCCAGCTTGTTTCACATCGTCAGGAATGATGATTTCGTGAGTTGTCTTATCGCACGACAGTTTCAGGTTAAGTCCATTCATCCAGGTATTGGCCATCAGCACAGATTTGGCTTTTTTGCTTTCCTCTGTCCAGGTGGCACCGAGCATCGAATTGACGTCTTCAACGGTGATGAAAGTGATCATGCATCACTCCATTTCTTTCCAGCCGTGCGCCTTCCAGTTCTCCACTTCATCAGGGTGAACGTTGGCGGTATTGGGCGCACCCGGGAATGCCGGGAAATCGGTAACCATCGCCACCAGCTGCGATGTGGTCGATACGGGTTCGTTGTTATCCGCCTGCGTAGACGCAGTTTGCTCAGCAGCTCGTTGGGCGCGCTGCTCTTTTGTTAATCCGGCCATTAGCCCTCCACTAAAAAAGGGGCCGAAGCCCCTGTGTATCAGCCCAGCAACAACGCTGAGTGCGCCGACTTAACTGCCGCTACGCCCCAGGACAAACCGACTTCGTAACGCACCTGGCGATACTGGCGGTACAGTGCTACCTGGTAAGTGATGCCAGATACCGGGTCAGTAACGTTCATCACATCATCCGCAGTATCGCCGCCCTGCGGCATTGCCGGGGTTCGGGATGCAAGCAGAAATGCATTGCGATCAAACGCCATGTTTGCGGTGTAGGCGCCACCAGCGGTAATAGCGGTGTTGTCGGCCAGTGCCTGACGTAAGCCAGGAGCAGCCAGGGTGATTGCTGTGGCCGTCGCAGCAGCAACAAGGTATTTATTGCTGTCCCCGTCAAACGTCACGATGTCACCTGCTGCAAAAGCACCTGTGCCGGTATCAATGGCAATCAGAATATCGCCTTCGGCTTTTGCTCCATTCACCAGGTATCCGGCAGCCGGAGATGCAGCGCGTTTCTTAACATGCGCGGATTCGTGGATATTGAAACCTTCCAGTCGCCCCACGATACCTTCGCGCAGAAGCGCATCAGTACCGGATTCGTTTACTTTGAACAGAACAGACTGTTTACCGCGGAGGTTAGCGATAGCCGAAGAACCGAGAACCATCTGCAGATCAGTTGTCGGCGAACCGTTGTCAGATAGAACCTGGCGCGCATTTGCCGCATCGGACAAATCACCTGCAATACCGAAAGGAGCGGTGCCGGCCGTACCAACAGCACGAGAGGATGCGAAATACAGAGCCGCGAGATCTGCATCCATCTCGTTAGCCAGCGCGCGAAAAGCCTGCTTAAACTGATCAGCAAGGATGGTGTTGTATGTCCCTGCGGGCCCCAGTGCCAGTTGTTCCTCACCGTTCCATTTGACCGGGGCCATTTTGGATTTGGTGATTTTGACATCAACGGTGCCGATCGTCTGGTCGCCGTCATTTGGCGCAGTAGCCCCCGGGGTAATATCAACAGTGGTTGCCGGTGGAGCAACCGGCGCAGTAACAGTCTGGTCCTTCGCCGCCGCATCAGCTTTCGCATTGCGCGATACAGCCGGGATAAATCCGACCTGTTCGCGAGATACGGTATCCAGAGCTGTGAAGATAGTCGGGATCAACCCGGTAAGCGTATTAGCCATGTGTATGGATTCCTTGGAGATTAAAATATAGGGTTGGTTGAGCTATCCAGCTCCGGCACCAGCTGCCATCCGGCGACTGGCAAAGAATTAATCGACGATGGTGATACCGTCTTTGAGAGTTGATTGCTGATCTGTCGGGCTCAAACTGGTAAACGCATCGCGTTTCATCGTTTTCTGCCCGAGTGAATGCTGAGACTGGCGAGAGCCGCCTCCCTGGTTGCCGCTGGCCTTCAGAATGTGGTCTTTCTGTGGGTACTGCTCCACCAGGAACTCCAGCGCCTCATCAAAGGCCGCCAGTTCGCCCGGCTTCGAGCGGGAATAAATTTTGTTGCCAGAGCCATCATAGGCAACGACTTTCCCGTCCTCGACTTTGAAGGACTGACCGAACCGCGCCTGAAGCATATCTGCCGGGATTGCCACTTTATCTGCGATGAATTTCGAGCCAGAGAAACGGCCGCCGATCATTTCCTGATAAAGCTGGCCTTCAAGAGTCGTCGCACGCTGAGTAGCTTCATCAAGCTGCGCCTGGAAGGATTTGGTGATATCCGCTTTAACCTGATCAACCGCGCCTGCGTCGATCAGTTTTTTCTGGTCGATTTTAGTCATCATCTCCAGCGCTTCGAGCGCCTTAGCCGGATCACCGATTTTGGCAAACTTAGCCAGACTGGCTTCAGCGGCTTCTTTGGCTTCACGATGAGATTTCGCCTCGCCATTCAGAGAGGAGATTTTCCCAACGGCCTGCACAGCATCAAAACCAACTTCCTGGCCGTCATCGTGGACGTAGACGGGTAAACCGCTGGAATCGACTTCTGCATAGCTTTTGCCGTTAACTTCGACTGTTTTCAGTTTCATGTGGTTACCTTTTCGGTGGTCATCCGACCGTTGCACCGCTCACCATCCGGATCACGGCAATAAAAAAGGCCGCCCGGAGGCAGCCTGATTGAAGACGTAAAAAGCATTAAAGTCTGGCGTTGCTGAACGCCTGAGCATCCAGGTTACGAAGTTGCTCCAGAGTCAGCCATTCGCCCTTGTCGTTGTAGAAATCATCGGGCGACATGCCGCCGTCACGAATCAGCCGGGCCCGGGTTACGCCAACGATCTGGGACTGTCGCGTGAACGACTGGCGCGAGAACCAGCCCTGATAATCGGTATCCGAAGGCACCTGCCCGTCCATGCTGGCACGTGAACTATCTGATATTTGCCCAACAGCAATACCCAGCTCATCAGACGATTTCAGGATGTAGGTTTCGACGCTGCGACAGCAGAAATGGATTTTCCCAGGTCCCTGCAGATACGGCACCTTATGGCCGATCGGCTTGTTATCCAGTGTGTACTTGAGACGGTCGCGAATCCGACAGTCTTTTGATGTACGGTTATCCAAAGTGGATAACCACTGCTTACCCTTCAAAATGTCATCGTTCGCATCTGCAAAGCTTTTCCTGGCCGTAGAAGCAAGATGCCCCACAGCCGTTTTTGCAATACTGCCGGCATTGGTTCGGCTCATCTGCAGCGCGCCATCCTGATAACCACGGTTAGCATGACCACGGACCTTTCTGGCGATTTGCTCATGCGTATCGCCCAGGAGAAAGCCCTGCCGCACCGTATTGCTGATACGCGCCATCCTGTCAGCTTCAAGGTTATCTGCCCACTCCGAAAGCAGGCGCCCCTGAAACGGCTGTGCCATCGCCGCAGCGTAAACGGCATCCGGGGAAATGCCCACCAGCGAGTGAAGCGATAGCACATCATCGGGGATCGCAAACTGGAACAGGCTCAGCTGAAAGCCTGCTTCGTGCTGAGCGAGTTGCTGCAGCTCATCAGATAGTCCCGCGTACATTGACTGCACAGCCTCGCGATTGAGAGCTCTGACACTAACGAGCAGCGCTTCCAGTCGCGACACGGTAAAGCTGTCAGCATCCAGGCTATCCATCGCTACCAGCAATCTGGCTGTCAGTTCCGCATCGCTGTCATTCAGGATTTTTATAATCCTGTTTGCAACGCTGGTGCTGTACCGCGCTATCCATATCGCATGCGCTATCGATTCATCCTGAAGCTTGTCATTCGCCGTTGCCATTTGCACCACCCGGGTTACTCAGTCCGCCGGCCAGCGTGACCTGCTGATTTCGCAGCTCGTCGATTACCTCTTCGGGCTTCGCATCCGGATCGATAAATTTCAGAGCCTGCAATACGCGAACAGCATCGACCTGACGTATATCACCACCCTGACGGAGCGACTGAACAGCTGTTGCAGCTGCGGCATCAAACGTCTGGGCTGAAACATCCAGTTCGGTGCGTACATCAACATTGCCGCCTTCTTTCTCGCCCAGCCATTCCGCCATAATCTGCAGGATATTATCGAGCGCATCCTCAAGCGAGCTTGCCATGGTGTAGAGAGGTGAATTCTCCTGCATCCGCTCTTCGTGAGTCTGGTCTAAGGATTTAGTCGATGTGTTTTCCGCTCGCAGCAGTTTTGCGCCGGCCTGACGCATCTGGTTTTCCAGATCCTCAAGGGAAATCTTACCGGCTTCAATCGCAGCCCCGGTATGCTCGACATATTCCAGTCCCTGCCGCTGGCGGTCATCGAAACGAGTCGCAGAGGAAGAACCTATCGTCAACGTTTCGCCATCAGCCAGACCGTAAGCCACCAGCAACGGCACGCGAGCGACATGAAGAATGTTGTCCTGTTCACTCTGACTCTGCCAGTGCTTGATATTCAGTAAGGCGAGATTAAGCAGTGGCGGTGAACCACGCATAAAGCCTGTGCGTTTCGTGTAAAGCGTCACCAGGGGAATGTCATCGCGACTGGTTTCCCACTCGTCGTGAATCTGCCACTGGCTTTCGCCATTATCACCTTTATTTCGGCGATAAATTTCAACCTTGCCCGGCATGATATGGCGTATTTGCTCAACTTTCGTTTGCCCGTAATCGTCGCCATCAATAATGATGACCTCTCTGATACGCAGATCGGTCAGCATCACTTTCCCTTTAACCACTTTCGATTTCCAGCCGATGACCTGGCGAGGATTTAACATCGTGGCATACGGGCGGGATCCCGCGGCTTTTTCGTCGGCTTTAGTTTTTACTGCCTCCCGGTCAATTTTCGGGAAATCCACCAGCGCATGTACCAGGCCATACTGAAATCCGATGCTGAAAAATTGCTGCGCCCAGACATCGAGCCGGTTTCCTTCCATATCAATATCCGGCGACAGCTCCCGTATTTGTTCAGGAGAATCCTCACTCAATACCGTCGGCTCAGCAAACACTCGCCCGATGTTTTGTTTAATGGCCTCTTCATAGGCAGGGAGTAACGTTGCCGAAGCCAAACGCTCCTTATAACTTTCAGGATCTTCGTTCGGCCATTTCGGGAGATACTTCTTGCCCTGCCGGCGCATTTCCAGCGTGCCGCCCATCAGCGCATCATTAATATCCCATGCCTCAACCATGTCGTTATAGTCGAGGTTGGGCGTTGAAATATCAGGCATGGTTTTACATCCGCAGTTGGGTGACTTTTCCAGTCGGTTTGATGATCGGGAATTGCTTCACAATGAAATACCCACCAGCATCGTTGGGGTGATCGTTATCCGCCGTTTTATCCGGCTCACCGTTTTCGCCCCAAACCTGTTGCTCAAGCGATTCGGTGTACACCGGGCACCGTTTTACATTCACTTTGTAGCGACGTTCACCGTTACCATTGCAGAACATGGCATTCATCGCGTTGATGCGGTCTTTCACTGGCGGGTTTGATGCATTAACAACCACATTGAAGCCGGCCTGCTTAAGCTGAGCGATATCCGTGGCGCTGGCATTGCTGGATTTGCGGGAATCGCCGGAAGCGTCCGGGTAAATATAGATTTCCCGCACTTTGCGATAATCCCTGCCGTCGTACAGCCAGAACCGTTCTTTGATGATGCGGATCATGTCAGGGGTGTCGTAAGCCTTAACGATTTCATTAACCGCAAACGGAAGCCCCAGACGTAACACATGAACAACCCCGGCCATCTTCCCAACGTTGAAATCCATACCGATATACAGCGGCTCACCGGGTTGCTCTTCTTCCCTGCAGTTATTCAGCTTACGGTCAAACTGATGGTAAATCGTCCCGCTGGTCAGATTGGTGAACTGGCCACGGAGATAAGCCTTGATCAGCTCCGGCGGGTATGACTCCATCAGCGACGGGATATAGTCCGGCGGCAGATTCTTTTCATTGTCGAATGTCGAGGCCTGCACCAGGCCGTAGAGCGTTGAGAGAGAAGGCTTATCGCGTACAGCCTTTGCGAACTGCTGATAAACGAATTTAAACCCTTCCGGCGTCGTGGTGACGTCGATCCCGTTACGAAGACCGGCCACGTTGTAACGCATACGAGCAATGATTTTTCGCCAGGCTAACTGCGCCTTTTTGGCGGGCATTACGTCCAGCTCATCAATCAGCGCATTACCGATTTTAAAACCAACGATGGTTTGCGGTTTCTCCATCGAGCGGCAAATCGTCGTTCCTCGGTACTGGCGCCCGGCGTAGAAGTGAACCTCTTTGTTTCCCTCGTTGATTTTGACATTCAGCCCCCAGTCGTGGGCCACCTCCTCAACAGTGGGATAAAAGATGTCACGGATCTGCGGATACGTTGGCGCAAAGTAACCCTGGTTGATTTTGGGGTGTTCCCACATCCCTTTGCAGATACCACCGCAGCCGACCCACGTCTTGCCAGAACCGAAGCCGGCGACGTAGGCCTTAAACTTGTACTGCATCGCAAGGAATTTGGCCTGAGGGATGTTAAGCGTCGGTGCTATCGCCATCCTCTTCCCTCACTCGTGCATCGACTACGTTGATATTGATTGCAACTGGCGTTGGTTCGTCATCCTCCGGATCAGCAGCCAGCTCTTTGCGTAATTTTTCGACCTCCAGCTGCCGGCGCTCAATTTCAATCATCTGCAGACGCTGGGCGAACTCGCTATCAGCCAGGCCGAGCCGTTTCATCACCGCCTCGTACATTCTCTCACGGCTAATAACGGTAATCTCCACGCCATTCTTCCCAAGCTTCACACCGGAATAGGCAAGCGCAGCATCCGGCGCCAGCTTGCGTGTATCGGCGAAGAAAGTCTGACCTATGCCATCGCCATTGCAGCGAGGGCATTCCGGGTTAGGCGCGCTGTTATGGTCGTAACCGTAGCCACCAACATCGACGGGCTCGCGACGTTTTCGCTCAAGCGCTTCGAGCCGCTTCTCTTCATACTCAACAGCGTCACGCCATTGATACTGGTGACCGAAGCCCCAGCAATAGCGGCAACTCCCGCGTCGATACTGTGATAGCTGGTTGGCGTCGAAGGTGGCCAGGCGCCACATCTGCTCAAGCACTTCATCGGCGCTGCCGAGCGTGCGCACAATGGATGCTTTCTGCTGCTGCGCAATGGCCTGCGCAACGTTAGGATTCGTTAGAAGCTGACGGCCATAGTTTGGGTCGCTATAACCCGCGCGCTCTGCGGCAGCAGTAGCGTTATTGTCCTTGAGGTATTCAGCAATGAAGCGCTTTACCTTTGGACTCAGTTTGCTATCCACCAGCTCTTCTGCGCACTTTTCCTTTTGCGCAGTGCGCAATTTCTTCTGCGCAGGTTTTTGCGCAGTTTGCGCAGCGGGTTTCTTGATGTATCGGCGTGCAGTAGCGTAGTTCAGTCCCTGCGCTTTACACCAATCCTTCGGTGATACGCCGGTTGCGGCATGGTCGGACAGGAACCGTTGCTGAAGCTCGCCCCAGTCCGGTTTTGCCATTAGTACCTCTAGTTTTCATTCGATTTAAGAACGATAATGTTGAGAGGTTTTTTTGTTCTCAACGAAAAAGTACTTTTATGCAGGAGATTGATTTATGAGCAAAGAGAGCGGGTTGATGGAGGTTTTCATATCACGGCCTAATTGGCTACCTGAAGAATTAAAAGATGCTTTAGGAAAATTTGACGACACACTCCCAGATTTAATGATGTACGGCAATACAATTGGGATTAGTCAACCATGCTTACAAACACCCTTTGATGATATTGTTGAGCTAATGACTCGATGTGAATGTGTAATTATATTCGCCTTACCCCAGATATACATAACTGCTGGCTCCATTAAAGAAAATAAAGTTAATAACGTTGTTTTACCTACTGAATGGAATCAGATAGAGACAGCCATCGCTCTATCATTAAAAAAGCCAACCCTTGTCTTACTCCACAAAGATGTACAAGCCAGAGGCTTATTAGAACGAGGGGCTGCCAATGTTTTTATTCACACTGTCGACACATCAAAAAGCGACTGGATTGATAGTGTCAAACCTATACTGGAGCACTTAAAAGAGAAAGCTTATAGAGCAAAAAAATGAGCTACCGACACTTAATAGTACAACAGGGAACTCGATTTGCTTGTCGAAGACGCTGCGTGCGGATGCAGCCCTGCTAACAGGCAGGCATACTATCAATGAAATACTATTTTCCAGCTTAAACTGTTCGAATGCTGCAGGGTTATGGATTCGGCCCTCTTCGGAGAGGATGTTCTGATTTACCCATTCGCCGATTTCGGTAGCAGGGATCAGCCGGGTATACGGCAGCCAGTTTTCGCTAGTGAAGTTGACGGGAGGGAATGGTCGGCGATCTTCAGTTTCAGCCATGCAGAACATTCCTCTGGATTGCTCGACGTTGTCCAACACGTTAGACAGCCTGTCATAATTAGTGGCGAGGATAAGAGGGGAAAGAAGGCTGGTTCGGGCAAAGACTCATCGCGACAGGTATTAGTGGCGAGTATAGAAGAGGAATCGTCCTCTTCTCTTTCTCAAAGGAGGCTACATGCACAAACCACTCATCAAACTCTTTCTGATTAAACTATTGTTTTCTGAGTTTTTTCAGCGATTCACATTGAGCCTAGCTCACTATTATCTGACCGGCTATCCTCTATACTTCTAATCCCCGCCTTATCCAGATTGCACCGACCCAGCGCAGAGTAAAGCTTCGCGTTTAACTCCAGACTAGCCTGCCACGTGAACGGAACCTCCATTCCGGGGATCGGTGTGTCTTCTCTAAGGTCAGCCCTTATCGGGACAACAGCGACTGCCTGATGCAGATAACCTGCTGAACACATATCAGACAAAGCTCGGTCTTTTCATTCTGGGTTAGTGAAGTTCTCAGGAGATTCTGGCCTTAACCGAATACTCATAAGTATATATCAATATAACTCTTTGAATTTAATTATATTTTAAGACAATTGATGGTGGGTGTTATTTACACATGCCAAATAGTGGCTCGGTCTTAATTATTTGCATAATCTCTTCATGAGCTTCATGATTGCTAATCTCCGAATCCCTATATCTTTTATATATATCTGAAATATTGTTAAGGATTCGTGATGCATGACCTCTAGTCCTTACATCATGCATCATAAGGGTAGAAACATATAGGTTTTGGTGCTCATCGAAAACATTCTTTGCCCTAGCCATATGAGAGTCGTTTTCCTTAACCTTCATATATTGTGGCGCGAAAATAAGTGAGTTGTGATACCTAAAAGCTGCAACCCTAAAGTCCTTTAACTCCTTCGCCTCTTCCTGCTTACGCCAGACATTGATAGCCAGAAAACCAACAATAGCAGCCGTTAAAGTAGCCATTGCTGACACCCAAGCTCCAATCATCGACCAAAAACCCCATTCAGCTGCATCCCGTGCCGCTATCAATGATTCATATGAAATGTATTCTGCGTTCATGATCACCCCATGCAATTTAGGATGATTGTATCGAAAAACATTATCGAAGCCACTCAATGAATGGATCCTGTAACGCTTTGCCACTATCCGAAGTGGCCACGCTCATGCCCTTGAGTTGCTGTCGCATCATCGCCGCTTATAACCGGTGCGCGTTTGGCGCTCGCGCCGCTTTACCGGAGCTTGTTTTGATATAAGAACCTTGACCCGTCACTACACAGGCTCGCTCTATGGCGACTCAGGCCAGCATCATGACTGCTGCATTGCCTTTCGGCTACGGTTTATCCGCTTATTGCTTCATTGCTTTATCCTCGGATGGGGTTAGTTGGTGATTTATCCCTTAGTGGGATTAACAGTCAGAATCTGTCCGGGCAACTGCGCGGCATGCCCACATACAGGCTTCCTGCATTTTGGTGCGGGCGATTGCCAGGCTACGCATAGCTTCATCAATCTCCCGAGCCTGCTCAGCGCTTAACATTGCTGGGCCATTACGGACAGCCAACAATTCACCTCGCTCGGTATCAAGCAAACTACAGAAGTGGCGGCTGACGCCTTTAAGGCGGTTCATTCGCTCAATGTCGCCAGCGGTTAATGTGCGGTAGCCCTTTACTGTGCTGCCGTCCTGCGGTTTTGCTTCACTCATTTCATACCCTTTTCGGTTGTACCAGGTTTGCTTTTACTAGCTCGTAGGTAGATATTGTTGGGAAGGAAAGCATGGAGATAACCAAATGAAACAGATACTTTTTACATGGTTTGCTTTTACAAATACCTATGCCTGCATCACCGGCAGCATTAACGTGAACAACTCACTAATGCTTGATTCATCTGTGCCGTGGATTGTTGGGGTTTCTCTTGGAGTAATCACCAATTACTTATTGGCTAAAAAACTAAGGAAAGCGGGTTTCTGTAGGGCAGCAGGTTGCTAGCCTGCTTACTTCTTAACGCTGTCCGGCATTACCGCACCAACAACGCCAGCCAGCGCTACGCCGCCTGCAATGACGGTTTCCTGAATACCCGGCGGCATCTGATAGCCAAATACGCCAGCAATGACCAAGATGATGCCGCGCCAGGTTGACGGCTCTTTCAGCCGATTAATGAGATAGTTCATAGGTTCCCCGTATTCACGATAAAAAGACTTCCCGCTCTGCCTTGCGACGATTGGTGAGGCCCGCCATTACCTTGCCGCCTGAACGGTTCCAGCTCAGGAATGCGTCAGCGGCACCATTAACATCACCTGCATTCAGCTTCTTCATCAGCGTTGATGTAGATAACGCTCGCGTACCGATGTTGTAGGCCAGCGACACAAGCGCGTCATACTGATTCTGGGTAACGGATACTTTGAGCATTTTGTTTACCGCCTGGTCAAAGCTCACCACCCCAGTGCGCAGCAGGCGATCCGCAGTTGCGTCGTCAATCTTCATCCCCGGCCTGATAGGCTTGCCGTCTACTTTTCCCGTCCAGCCGTAGCCAATCGTCCAGGGATCACCACCGGTGCCCGGGTCGGGATATGCGGTCAGTCTGCAACCCTCAAATCGCTTAATCAGCGCGATACCGTTATTACTGATTTGCATCTTTAATCCCCGTCAGGCGCTCCCAGAAATAGGTCAACGCTACGGAGCCCATCGCGCCGCTTATCCCCGCGGTTGCCAGAATCATGTAAATGCTCAGTCCGCTTTCAATGCTCACCAGGCCAGCAATAACACCGGTAAACCCTGAAACCACCATTTGGGCAAGAGCATTGATCAAGCTCCATGTTGCCTTGCTCTGCTTCACATCTATCAGGTAGCGGACAAGTCCACCCCAGCAAGCAATGATCAGCAGAACCAGCCAGGACATCCCGGCAATGCTCTCTTTGTCTTGCATACGTTTAGCCATAGTTACCGCCTCCGATGAAAGATCGGGAAGCTGTGAGTTTGAAGAGGTTCAGGCCCATCGGGATGATTTGACAACGAGCCGTATCGATGATGACTCCCGCGAGCCTGAAATAAAAAAGGCCACGCAAATACATGGCCTTGTGATTTGAATCCATTGTTTACAAAATGTAATCGAGACGGTATTTTTCAACTTCCGGCCAAAAAAACCATATACCGGAACAGGATCTAAACATAACTGCCTCGCCTGCATGAAACCATGCAGGCTTTTTTTATACAGAAAAGGCCCGCCGAAGCGAGCCTGCCACTGCTGTTTCTTTGTTTGTATTGGTTGTGGTGTCGGGTGCCTCCCGATGAGCCTTTGGCCAGCCGCCATGACTCGCGCTTACGGTTTAGCAAATAAAAACAATGCTGTGTACGCCCCTCCGCATAGGGGGATTCACCACTCAAATACATTATCCAGGCAACATTCATATAGTCAATACCCTACAGCAATAGGGTACACACGCCAGCCGAAAACGCTTTAAAAAATCAGATTACGATTAATTAATGCATATTAAATCATTAAATGATTAATGATAAAAACTCATACAAGATGATAAATTCAAAAGGCATTATCGGTTAGGGTTTTTCCAACGACAATCGCAAGCTACGTTTTATAAATACAAGAATGTCCATACTCTTTCCAGAAGTTAAATCACATGACAGCCATACTGATGGTAGCGTTAGCTGTAGTTCTTATTTTAGTTGCTGTGGGGTCACTGATTTCTTACATCAAAGAACGAAAGAGATACAAAGACACCTTTAAAAAGAAGTATTTGCAGCTAGATAGTATGAATGATGATGAATGGCTTGTTTTTCAGCCATTCATCACTACGGGTTACTGTGTTTTTTGAATGAGCGTCCAATAAAAAGCACCAGCACAACAACGATAAACGCCAGCATCACCATGTCCATCAGCATGCCAGCCAAGCCACTGCTTTCCTGATTAACCCTTTCCAGAAACTTATTCGACCGGTCCGGCGCGGACACCCATATGAAAAAGGCCCGCGGATGCGAGCCTTTTGAGAATTATGCTTACTTCAACTCATCAAGAGCGAAATCATTTGTGCCTAAACCACAGGTCAATTAAAAATGTTGCAAAAACAACAACAAAGAACCAGGCAATAGCCCCTTCAAGTTCAATAAGACTCATTAGACCATCCGCTTATTTTCTGTTCTTTGAGAGTATTATAGGGGCTAAGACAGTACGAATGTAAAGGTTTTGCAATTATTGCAAGAGCCCTGAAAAGCAAAAAACCCCGCCGAGGCGAGGTCTTAATATCTGTAACGTCATGGGCGTAATAACCCATCGTTGAAACGAGATTAGCCAATTTCCGCCACGTTTGCAATACCCCTTGGAAAAATCACCTCGTTACCCGTTCGAGCATCTTTTCTGCGAAGGATTCTTCAACGTGGCAATACTCCACCAGTCGATCGAAGAACAATTTGAAGTTTCTGCGCCAGGTAGTTTCTGTCACTCCAAGAGCCTTAAATACCTCGGTATCCTTTAATCTGGGATAGCCACGCCCGCTACAGCGGGGGCACTGTTTAAAAACAGGAAGCCCCTGCAACTTGGATTTTTTCTTATCGAGAACTTCACCGCGCCCCCGGCACCGGCATTCGTTCTTGATGCTCCCCTTCCCATTGCACGTTTTGCAGATTACCTTCACCTGCTCACGAATGGTTTTAACTTCCTCCCAGTCTGATGGAGAGATCCCCTTCGTAACTTTGACCCACTTCGGCGGCTTGCCATCTGGGTAGGTCACTTTGTTGGTGAATACCTCCGCGTCAATGAACCCGTCCCCGGCGCAACTACTGCATGTCACCTTGCTGGCCGCGCTCAGCGAGTAATCACGGAAAACGTATTCTGCCAGAACACGCAAAAATGCTCGCCGTTGCTCGTCGCCCATAGCCTGAAGAGGCCTGTTACGGTTGGCCCGCTTAGTGGCTAATTCTACGATGAAGGCGATGATATTATCAGACGACATCACCCCCACCTTTGCGAGGTAGAGCTCTATTCCTATCGCCGATTTTGATGCTGCGAGCCCCAACGCGGCCATGACATCAGTAATCGTGAGTGTGTCAGCGGTGATCCCACATGGTACAGCACCGGGCATCATCGATTTTGGTGAGAAAAATTTTGGTAATGCATCAAGTTTCACAATTATGCCCCTACTTTATAGATGAGGATTTGGTTTCTGAGGATTCGATAAGCCACCGGGAACGATCCGCGATAGCGGATGATGTTCAGTCGTTGCCAACGTTGACGAATATCCTCGATAATTTCTGGGCTCAATTTTTCGCTCTCCGGATTCTGGCTTTGACGTTACGCTCGATCTGGATAAGTTTCTCGATGTTCCGACGGCGCTCTTTTTCCTCTTTGCGAAGGGATTTCACATTGTCTGCAAGCTGCGTCTCCTTTTTGGCGAGTGACAGCATCCAGTCGAAAGGATCGACTGCGGCGCCACATGTGCGGCAACGAACCTGCCGTTCTTTCTCGTTGACGCTGACGGCAGGATGACGGCAAAAAGGCCGCTCGGATTGCTCATACAGAAAGTTGGTCATATCACGCGGCTCATCCTCTTTTGCGGGAAACGCGACGATATTGCTCAGTTCGCTTTCGGTTTCAGTCGTCATGATTTAATGAGTCCCTCTCTCCGCCAGATTTCGAGTGTCCGAAACACGCCTTCTGCATGCATCAGGCGCAATTCGTCGTAGGTGAAATCGGTGATTTTGGTTCTGCCGTCGATTACGTCATGGCAGTTACTGCAGGCGATCGCCGCCTGGGTATCATCGGGTTTGCAGCCAGTTCCGCACGTACCCGCCAGCCGGTAATGTGCCAGCACGCTGGTTTCCGGGTTGCCGTTGCAGTGCCCGGGGATCCGCACTGTGCATTTGCGGCCTCGGGCCTCTTTGCGAAGGTTCGCCATACTCACCCCCACATCCTGTTGCGCCAGCGAGAGTCTGGCCGTCGCGGTTTTTTGTCCTCCACCAACTGCGCGCTGACGGTCCATGTCATAAAGTCAGGGTTTAAGCTTCGTTCGACCTTTACGCCCCGCTGACGATATCTCGCTACTAATTCTTCGGCCTGCTGCGTTGTGCATTCGAGATGGTGAAACCATGATTGTTTCATCGGCATCACCCCGCTAAGCTTAATAGTTGGTTTGCGGCGTTCTCGGCGTCCTGCAGACTGTTGAACGAACGAGAGAGGATCCATCGCCAGAGAACATCGAGCGATGCTTTGTACAGTTCCTGGAACTCGCATTCGTCCATGCTGGCGAAAGAAATACTGCGAGGGTGTTTTTTCAGCGTGCCGTCCGGCAGCTGTATGGCGTCATAGTGGCCAGCTTCAACGATGACCCACGCCCGGTAGGCGTCAAAAGATTTGCAAATACTGATACTGCCGGCACGTTTCTCGGCTACGCGATCGAGGTATTGTTCTGCGGCATCAAGCAGGGCTGATTCGTTACCGCCATAGGCGGCTAGAAAACTGGCGTAGCCATACACAAGCTTGCGCTCATTGGATGAGATCGCTCCGCCGGTAGGTTCCCAATAGTCAAAGCCGAGATTGAGTAAAGCAAAGTAACGGCGGTGAAACGCCGGATTGCGGACAAGCTTATAATCGGCTTCCAGAACGGAGCCGAGCTTGCATTTTGATTGCAGAAAATCACTGGTCTCCGGCGTCGCGGGGATCAGGATACCTTGAGATTGTTTTATTAAGTGAAGCTGCGCCATCTCGTTCTCCGGTGGCGCATCACTGTCAGGTGGCTGGTTGTTCAGGCCAGCACTGCAAGTATGATGTAGCTAGCTGTTAAGAGTCAATTTTTAGAGCTCATTTCCTTGATAACTTCCACTAACGATTTTCTTGTCCAGAGGTGTTCATCTTTTGCAATTTTTCTAACTGATACTTCGTTATCGATATTCGTCAAAAGGATTCGGTCATTCAAAGCTAATCGAAATGAGCACAAAACATGTCCGGATCCGTCCGTAATGGTGGCCCACACATTCCCCTGCTGATTTGGCTCAATACCATCTGTCACATTACCCCCTGAGCGACATACAGACGCACTCATAGAAAACGGGTAGCAGCATCAAGGGTAACGCGAATGCGATGCTCTGGGATAAGAGCCGCCACCATCAAAATCAAACTAATAAAACCAGTCGTCAGCCGTTTCCCAGGTTTCCTGCAGGATTTCTTCAATGCGCTCTTTATCGCCTTTTTCACCGCCAAGAACACTGAGTCCGTCCGTGCTGGCCCGGCGCACGGAGAGTGTGCAATCACTGTATTTCTCATTGATTCTGCGCAGCAGCTCTTCTTGCAGTGCCGGTAATGCCCCGTCGGGTAGTTTTTTGTTTTTGTCGATGGTTACTTCGATTCTCATAGTATCACCCCACTCGATATACTGTATAAATAAACAGTACACCTAACTTACTGAATGTTCAATATCTTAAGAGTACAAAACGTTAATTTTTGTCAGGAATGGGAAAAGAAAACCCGCCGTAGCGGGTTGAATTGACAGGTTTTTATTAAGCGGCCATTTCCTTCTGCTGACATAACTCTGGCAAATTAGCCCTCACAAGTGCCTCTGCAAACGGCGGCGGGACTGCACTCTGGTGAAACTAATGTGGCTGGTTGATTATTAAAAATCAAAAAGAATCACGACTCCGCAGCGGTTATGGTTACCCACCACTCTCCCATGCGTGGGCCACCGGAGCTTTTAACCGTAAAGTACCCTTTTAACGCAATAACCCCGTATTGGCTATAACACTTGCTAGTTGACTTTTTATTCTTTTCCACATTGATGCTAAGCGTCAGGCTGTTTTCCGCCGTAGCTTCCTCACCCTCGGAAAAATCCCTAAGCTTTTGATAACTCATATGGATGCAACTAACATTTTCCTCGTCATGCTCTACGAAGGAAGCATCATGTTCATCGATGCTTATACTCAGATAAACCTTTCTGTCGATGTTGTTGAACAAGAAATCCACAAGTTGCTCAACTTCTTGGCTAAATGGTTTCAAGTTACACATCGTGCGGTGCGCATTTCGTCTAGGGAACGATCGTTCTTTGTTTTTTTCGTGCTGTCGCCATGCGTAGAATAATGCGCCAAAGCCACTTAAAAACCCTCCAAAACTGACTATGTCTGAAAAACTCATTTGAAAAAATCACTCTGCAATTTATTTATCATTAGCACACATTAAGTTAGGCATCATCCCTTATAGGTGTTCATGCGCTCTTTGTACGCTACGCCACTGGCAGCCAGGTCAACGTTAACCTTGTCCTGCTCTTCCGGGCTTTTGGCTGCAATGTTCCACTTCGACATTAGATCTTATCCTTATCCATGCCAGCCTCAGACAGCTTGCGGGCAAGCTTTATCGAGTCAGTATATAGTGTGACTAAAGAACTCTTGAGGCCAACTTCCTCGACAAACTCTCTTGCTGTAACTCCGGTGAGATTTTGGTAATACTTGATTATCTGAAGCTGAACAGTAACTGTTCTGTCACCTTTAGGAGCGGAATCAACAGCTTTCCTGATAGCGGAAAATATTTCTGATTGTTTCAT